CCTGGGTTTGTCGCCCAGCTTCTTGAGGACTACGTGGCGAAACTCTTCGGAGATAGTTTGAGAAATCGTACTTGGAGACTCTGTCCTCGCAGCAAGAATGCGGTTGGCGAGTGCCCGGGCTCTAAGGGAGGTTACGATGAGCACATCTTGTCGCTTGTGAGTGAAGACCTTACCTTTTGGTTTGGCGATCACTTTGGGACCAAGGCCAAGGCCTCTCTTGAGGCCCGGGTTCTTGAGAACAACAAGTCGTCTCCTCCCTTTCCCGGGAAAGACTCGCTCGTTAACCGGCTGCTCAAGGTAGCGCGTGGTGGTCCTTTTGAGGAGGAGGAGTGCAGCGAAATTCTGCAAGGTTACGGAACCTTGTTGTCGATGAAGAATTTCGCCTCCTCCGTCGAGGACCTTGGTGGGCTTGTTCACAAGGCCACGCCTATCTCTGAGCAGGGCTGCAAGGTTAGAGTCATTACCGTTCCTCCCGCCTCTGTGTTTACTGCGGGATCCTTTGCGAGAATGGCGGTTTATCCAAAGCTTAGAAAGCGCGACAAGCGGGTCGCCGACTTCCTCAAGTTGGTTGATCATGAAGCTTTGGTTAAGGGTTTCTCGAAGGTCCCGTGCGGTGGCCAGTGCTATCTTAGCGCTGACTTGACAAAGGCTACCGATGGTTTTGGACATGATGCGATAAAGGCTGTTCTTCGCGGCCTCAATCGGTCTGGCTTAGCCAGAACTGGACTGATCTCGCAGCGAACACCCTTGGTGTTGGCCGTGGGACGCATTATGTTTCTTACCGTCGGGAGTCTTTCACCGAAGCACATTGGCGGGAGATGCTTAACATAACTAACCGTTCTTTGAGTGAGGACGGCAAGGTGGTAAGCATCCCCATGAAGAGGGGATGTCTTATGGGGACTCCTTTGTCCTTTACCATTTTGTCTCTCATTAACGGTTGGTGTTGTAAGGCTCTTGGGCCAGACACACACATTTGCGGTGATGATGTTGTGTCTCTTACAACACAAAGTTGTGTTAATAACTACCGAGTTCGGGTGGAATCGGTAGGTAGTGGATTGAATGAGAAGAAGTCTTTCTGGGGGAAGAAGGGCTGGACATTCTGTGAGGTCTTTGGCCTTAGAGACCGCTCGAACAGAATTAGGTTCTTTAACCCCTATCCTCTCAAACAATTCACGCGTGACGGTAGTGGGGTCTTGGACAGGGGCTCCTACTGGCCCGCGCAGTGGAGTAGGCTCGCGCGGGTCGCCCGTGTCCTGTGTAAACCGGTGCGCGCCAAGGCACGTAGGTTGCGGAGACCACCGGAGCTTCCGGTTAGCCTCGGTGGCTTGGGACACCCCTCCAAGGGTGTCCGCTCCGTGCCGAGATACGTGCGCGCACAACTGTACACACTCCTCTTCGGAGGAGTTGACCCCTCCAAGTACGTTACACGATGCGATATTTTCTTCGCACCAGCTGATGCGAAGCTGTTTGACTTCGTGCGTAGCAGTTGGCAGGACTCGTTCTCTACAACACCAGGTTTCGAGAGCGATGTCCCGCCTTCTGGCTGCTGCTACGTTCCGAACCGCGTCCTTAGGGCTCATACTTCTCGTATGTCCCATGATCTGTACTGGGCGCTGGGTGGAAAATATCGCGAGTGTAAACCAAAGGCAATCAAACCGGGTGTACTTAAGCTTCCAGTTCCGACTGGAAAGCCCCTCCCTGGACGTGTGGGATGGGACTTTGTCCTGTCTGCGTACCGACAGTTGCTGGACTCGGAAGGGCGCTTTACACCCATCGACGTTGCGTCGAAAATACGAGGTTTTAAACCTCACGACGCTGGCACCCTTGTTCGGGGGGCCGGCGACATGGACACCTCCCACTAGCCCTGCTAGGG